GGCAAAATGGTTAAACAATTTCTTAAAAGAACACAAGATACAATTTAAACAAGGTAAAATATGGCTACTGTACAAAGAATATGCGGAGCAAGGCTATACAAGCACAAAGACGCATACTGTAAACGGAAATGACGGCAAGCAACATTCTAAAGTAAATACATATTGGACACAAAAAGGCAGATTGTTTATTTATGCATTGTTAAAGAGCGAGGGTATACTTCCGATAATGGAACAGGAGCAGATCGCTTAGTACAAAGTAATAGGACAAAAAATGAAAAACATAGATTATAACGGGAGGTGGAGATTATGGAGGCGGAAAAGACCAAAAAGGCAAGAAAGCCGAGAAAGCAACCTAAAGTACACGTTGAAGTGGTAGGCAGTTGGCAAGACAGACCTGCTTATGAGCGTTTTCAGCATTGGAAGCCTCATATAGAAAATATGTATCATATGCTTGGGTACGGTGATGTAACAGTTGAGCCGTCGCAGGAGATGATTGACGAGTACAGTGCTATTCAAGCAAACAAGGAAAAAGGAGCTTAATGCTCCGAAGATAGGACAAGCTCACAGGCAGACAAGGGCTGTCCGCGTATTATCCGTAAAATAGTTAGACTTTCCCTAAGAGTTTTAATCCTTTTGCGGACAGTTCCTGTGTGCCTGTGAGGTAAGAGAAATGAGGAAAACAAATGAACACAATAGGAATTGCGCTGATTAGTTTCGGTATCGGACTAATCATAAGTTGGAAATTGGCAGAAAGGGACATAAAAAATGCTAAAAAGAAAACCAAAAACAGAGAATGAGAAAACGGAAGAATATTTCCACAGAGAAGTATTTCCGATGATTAATGCGTTCGCCAAAGAATGCAAGGGACACCCTAATCAAAATTATATAGTGAAAGGAATATTTTCAAATGAACAAATATGTAGTAATGACGGGCAGAGATGATGTTGTGGTTTTGAATGCCGATGACAACAAGTCGGTTAAGGCATACATAGCAAAAGGATACGGGATAACAAATCATATCAAGTCAAAGCACCCGCTTGAAATGAGTGTCGCAAAGATTATAAAAGAAAATGACCGTCAGAGCGGCAACTCTATAACGGTCAAATAACAAAAGCACATAGATTATTAATCTATGTCAACATTATACCACAGAAAGGAACGAAAATCAATGATAAAGATAAATGAATTACAGCTTGAAAATGTCAAGCGAATAAAGGCGGTAAAACTTGAGCCGGCACAGAATGGTTTAACGGTTATCGGTGGCAAAAACGGACAGGGTAAAACTTCTGTCATAGACAGTATAGCGTGGGCGTTGGGCGGTGACAAATACCGTCCGTCACAACCACAGCGTAACGGTTCGGTCATTCCGCCTATTCTTCATATTGAATTGTCAAACGGTTTAATTGTGGAGCGCAAGGGCAAGAACAGTGCATTGAAAGTAATAGATCCGAACGGTAACAAAGGCGGTCAACAGCTTTTGAATGAGTTTATTGAACAATTTGCACTGGACTTGCCGAAATTTATGCAAGGCACATCAAAGGAAAAAGCAGAGATACTACTTCAAGTAATCGGTGTCGGAGAGCAGTTATATGAAATTGAAAACAGAGAAAAACAACTTTACAACGAACGTACCACAATCGGAAGAATAGCAGACCAAAAGAAGAAGTTTGCGGAAGAAATAGTCGATTATCCCGAAGCACCGAAAGAACTTATTTCAATCTCGGAACTTATCCTAAAGCAACAGGAAATACTTGCAAAAAACGGCGAAAACCAACGTAAACGTGAAAAGGCACAATCACTTTTAAAGCGCTCCGAAGATTTAAAAGCACAGATTACAAATCTTCAATCACAACTTGATGTTGTACTTTCAGATCTTGAAATTGCACAAAAATCGGCACTTGATTTGCACGACGAATCAACCGAAGAACTTGAACAGAACATCAAGAACATTGAGCAGATAAACATTAAAGTTCGTGCCAATATGGATAAAGACAAAGCCGAAGAAGAAGCGAAAGAATACAAGGACAAGTATGACGAGCTTACCACAGCTATTAGTAACGTTCGTAAAGAAAAGACGAATTTATTGAAGAATGCAAATCTGCCACTTGATGGATTGTCGGTTGAGGACGGCGAGCTTACATACAAAGGCTTTAAGTGGGATAACATGAGCGGTGCGGAGCAGATGAAAGTATCAACGGCTATTGTCAGAAAGCTCAATCCCGATTGTGGTTTTGTACTTCTTGATAAGTTGGAGCAAATGGATACCGACACATTAAAAGAGTTCGGTGAATGGCTTGAAAAAGAGGGATTGCAGGCAATAGCCACAAGAGTAAGTACAGGTGAAGAATGCAGTATCATCATTGAGGACGGATATTCAAGTGAATCAAGCACAGCAACACCTAATGCGACAAAAACGTGGAAAGAGGGAGAATTTTAATGGATATTACAAGCGGAAAAATCGAATCGGCACAAAAAGTAATCATATACGGCCCTGAGGGAATAGGCAAATCAACGTTTGCGTCGAAGTTCCCAAGTCCTCTGTTTTCGGATACAGAGGGCAGTACAAAACATATGGACGTAAGACGTTTGCCTAAGCCTACCTCTTGGACATTGCTAAAAGAGGAAGTAGCATATGTCAAAGCAAATCCGACTGTATGCAAAACATACATTATAGATACATTTGATTGGGCGGAAAGACTTTGTATTGCAAAGATATGCGCAGATAATAACAAAAAAAGTATTGAAGATTTCGGATATGGTTCGGGATATGTGTACGAATCAGAGGAAATAGGCAGATTTTTAAATTCACTTGATGAATTGATTGAATTGGGTATCAATGTAGTTTTGACGGCTCATGCACAGTTGCGCAAATTTGAACAGCCGGACGAAATGGGAGCATATGACCGTTGGGAGTTGAAACTCGGCAAAAAAACAAGTTCGCAGATTTCACCTATTTTGAAAGAATGGGCGGATATGATTTTATTTGTCAACTATAAAACATTTTCGGTTGCGACAGATGACAAAGGAACAAAACATAAGGCACAGGGCGGTACAAGAACAATGTACACCACACATCACCCTTGTTGGGACGCAAAGAACCGTCATAATCTTCCTGACGAAATGCCGTTTGAATATGAACGAATTGCACATTGTTTTAAAGATAATGCACCGACACAAGCGGTTACACCGACAGTCGCACCACATATAGAGCCGACTGTTTCACAGGTAGTCACACCACCACAAAAACCGACAGCTGCACCGCCTGCACCGCCGATTGACAATAACGTATCAGACGAAAGAAAAGAATTTGATACACCGGCACAATCGTTTGATATGCCGAACGGAAATATACCGAAAGCATTGTCGGATTTAATGCAGATTAATAAGGTAACAGACGCAGAAATCAGACAGGCAGTTGCGTATAAAGGATATTATCCCGAAGATACACCGATAGAAAATTACGACGCTGATTTTATCAACGGTGTATTGGTAGGAGCATGGAATCAAGTATTTGAGATTATAAAGAAAATGAGAAATGAGAATGTATTTCAAGGAGGTAACGAATAATGGCAGAAGAAAGAGAATTTGGTTGGGATGATGAAATAGAAAACGACAATGAGTTTCAAATATTGCCCGACGGTGATTATAATTTTACGGTAACAGGCTTTGAGCGTGGCAGACATCAAGGAAGTGCTAAACTTCCGCCGTGCAATAAAGCGATTATAACATTAAACGTTGCGGACGGCAAAGGTAATCAAGGTACGATTAAACACAACCTGTTTTTACATACCAAAACAGAGGGAATGCTTTGTGCATTTTTTACCGCAATAGGACAGAGAAAGCATGGCGAAAAGTGCCGTATGAATTGGAGTGCGGTTGTCGGAGCAACAGGCAGATGTAAAATCGGTATACATGAATATACAAGCACTAAGACAGGTGAAGTCTTAAAATCCAATGAAATCAAAAAATTCTATGAGCCGACAGGAACACAAGCCGAACCAACGCAATCACCTGCGTCGTCATTTACTCCGGGAAGTTTTTAAGGCGGTGTAATAAATGGAATTAAGACCATATCAAAATGAAGCTAAATCAGCCGTTTTCCGCGAGTGGGAGAACGGCTGTAATAAAACATTGCTCGTTCTTCCGACAGGGTGCGGTAAAACAATAGTTTTTGCAAAAATAACTGAAGAATGTGTGCGAAAAGGTCAGCGTGTTTTAATACTTGCACATCGTGGGGAACTGTTGGAACAAGCGTCTGACAAGATTATGAAAACAACCGGCTTAGGTTGTGCAACGGAAAAGGCAGAGGAAAGCTGTATAGGAAGTTGGTACAGAGTAGTTGTAGGTTCGGTACAAACACTAATGCGTGAAAAAAGATTAAATCAATTCAAAAGTGATTACTTTGATACCATTATAATAGACGAGGCACATCATTGCATATCCGACAGTTACAGACGTGTATTAGACCATTTTTGTGATGCAAAGGTATTAGGTGTTACGGCAACACCCGACAGGGGCGATATGAAAAATCTCGGACAGGTTTTTGAAAGTCTTGCATATGAGTATACACTTCCAAAGGCTATCAAAGAGGGATATTTAAGTCCGATAAAGGCTCTTACAATTCCGTTAAAACTTGATTTGACAGGCGTAGGTACACAAGCGGGTGATTTTAAATCAAGCGATATAAGTACGGCACTGGATCCGTATTTGTATCAGATAGCCGATGAGATGACAAAGCACTGCAAAAACAGAAAAACGGTTGTATTTCTGCCACTTGTAAAGACGAGTAAAAAGTTTAGAGATATTCTGAACGAAAAAGGTTTTAAAGCGGCGGAAGTAAACGGCGAAAGCAAAGAAAGAGCAGAAATATTAAATGATTTTGAAAACAATAAGTATAATGTGTTGTGCAATTCAATGCTTTTGACAGAGGGTTGGGATTGTCCCGATGTGGATTGCGTTGTCATATTAAGACCTACAAAAGTACGCAGTTTGTACAGTCAAATGGTAGGACGCGGAACAAGACTTGCACCGAATAAGGACCACTTACTTTTACTCGATTTTTTATGGCATACGGAACGACACGAACTGTGTCACCCCGCACATTTGATTTGCGAAAATGAAGAAGTTGCCGTAAAAATGACGGAGAATATCGAAAATGCGGGTTATCCTGTTGACATAGAAGAGGCAGAGGAAAAGGCAAGCGAAGATGTAGTTG